CGTGAGATCGGAACATCTCCGGCCACGTCGCTTCCGATAACAGGGTACCGATCGCTTTGATAGACCTTCGGGTGTCCGGGGTGCTGCTCATCCATGATGCCGAGCCGTAAACACTCGTCACGGTCGCCACTAAGGAAAGCGATCACACGGGCGTCGTCAGTAAAGAGTCGTCCGGCCACAAACTGCACGGTCACACCCGGCATGAGAATCGACTCTGTCAGCCCGGGGCCGATAGGTACGAGCTGCCGATGACTTCGCATCACAATCACCGTCAGGCCCGGAGACCTCGGTGATAAGAACATGACACGCTTGGGAGCGCGATAGTTCGGCGGCGTAAACGTGCTTTCTTCCACGCCTAGCGGCTGTGCGCCCGCCTTCTCCAGCAACAGCATGAGGCTGTCGACTCGCTCGCTGAGTTCTTCTACGGTCGGAGCGGTGGTGCCTACAGAGGCGGATTGGTCGGGGTGTTTGAATCGGACGTGCGACTTCAGTCCGCCTGAATTCTTGAACGGAGCGTGGTCGCAATAATCGCAAGAGAGGGAGGGGGCCTTAGCCCCCTCAGCTGCGCCGTTAGGCTGCATATCCAGTCACTCCAGAGATAACACCGTGCGCCTTCTCCAGCCCGAGCTGGTGTCCACAGGCGGTGCGGTATTCATCTTGAATGGACGACACGGAATCGGCCTGGGTGTTGACGTGTAACTTCGTGTCTAGCCCGTCCATGAAGCGGTAGCTCGTAAATTGCGGATCCACAACGAATCCGTATTTCTGGAACTCCGTGAAATCCTTCAGGAGCCAATGCCGGATGATCTTCAGCTCACCATGAGCTGAGACATAGGTACCGATCTTAACGCCAAACGATTTCTCGTTGGACGTGATCCGGAGTGCGCCCTTCGCCCATGAGTTGATCGCGGCGATCAGAATGGGAGAGAAGAACGCCAGCTTCGTGTCGAGCGGAATTTCCGGCTGATACCGGAACACGTCGACAAGGAAGCTGTCGGTGAAGTCCGACTCACTGAGAACGCCACCGGCGGCAAGGACGTTAGTGCTGATCTCGTTGATCAGCCCGCCCGTACCTCGGAGCGTCTGCGTGCCGGAGGTCTGCTCGAACGCATCACCGAAAAGAAACGCCTGCTCGATCGAACGCTTGTGTTCGATTGCAGCCAGCATCCTTTTCTTGGTCCGGTCGGGTCCGCCGTAAGACTTCGTGGCGTTCTGTATCTCGGTGAGTATCACCGGGTCCTTGAAGATCTGGATATAACCAGTCTTCGTGACCTGCTCGGTGTGACGGTAGGACGGGATGTCGGATCCCTCCTGCACCGCCTGCCCGATGATTACGAACTGCTCGCCTGTCGCGATGTCGTCGGCAGCAACCGAGCCCATTGACCGCTGAACAGTCAGTGCGTCTGTTGATTTGGACGTGACATGGATCGACTCCCCGTTGGGAGCGATCAGTACGTCGTTCGGCCGGACATACCCACCCTCGTTTGTGGTGAGGTTGATCGTGGTCCCTGTACCGGAACCACCCGAGTCGGTGACGGTATTGGGCGACAGTTCATCCTGTAGCCACTCGAACGTGGGGTTGAATGCGACTTTCTTTGCGCCCATGCCCGCCTGATACGAGATCAGTGGAGCGGCGTTGGGCTGAAGCAGGAGTATCCGTTCAGAGACGTCGCGTACATTGACGTTCTCTGTGCCGGTGACCAGCTTGGTTCCGCGTGTTCCTGTGTTGACAGTTGCCATGGGTAAAGTTCCTCTTAGCTGAAGGCCTTTTGAATCCTTTCGGCGCGATCAAGTACGCCATCAAATTCGTCACCACCCCCGCCATCGGCCTTCGAGGTGACTGCGGTCCCTTTTCCCCCCATACCCGCGGCTTTCTTCATCGCGCTCTGGTTGGCTTTGGACGCAGCAGCGTTGGCCCTCTTGGCGTAGAACTTCGGCCGTTTCGCCTTAACCAGCTCCCATGCGTCCCCCAGCGGATCGGCAGATCCACCGATGTAGGGATTTTCAACAAGGAACTTGTTAAGAACAGCCGTGTCCTGATCCGGGATAAACCCGGTGCCAGGACGGATGGCAAACTCGTTGACGATAGCGTCATCCTTCATCCCTTCGACCATCTGGACGTAAGGTTTCATCGCCTCTTGGATCGCGTCGCGTGTAGATTTCGCGCTTACAGCAGTCAGTGAGCCCTGCGGATTAAGCAGGAATTCCTTGAGGAACTTTTCGGTTTCGGCTGGAGTCGCTGTCGAGCCTGCCGGCCTTCCAGCGGCGGCTGCCGCTAATTGAGGTCCGAGGGCTGAGAGCTTCGCTTCCATCGCGTCAATCCGGGGGTCCGATACTGAGGCCTCCGCCCTTCCCTTCTGAAGCTCCGCCACTTCCTGGACACTCTCAATACCGAGCTTCCGCAATGCAGTCGCGGTCGCGTCGGTTGATACCGATGCTCCATCACTTTCGCCGTCAACGTCGCTGGCCGTGTCGGGGGCCGCCACATCTCCGTCGCCTGAACCTTCGCCGCTTCCCTGATCGCTATCGCCGAACAGGGCCTCGTCTTCCTCTGAAGGAACTAACGTATCGGTTGCGGTTCCATCCATTTCGTCTGCCATAGTGTCTCCCTTTTAACTGAAGTGTGTGGGGTGAGTCAATTTATTCCTCGACATCGATAGGCATATCGCCTCTGGCTTGGGCCTGAACAAGCTCCCATTCTAGGACGATACCCTCCCCTTGTTCGGGGAGGGTTTGAATGTTGCTGAGGGTCTTGAGGCTGGCACGCAGACCGAGGCATCGGTCGGTAAATTCTTCGCGGGTTTCCTCCGGCGTCGGCACTTCTAATTGCTGTAAAGCGATCCGGCGCTTGAGTCCGATAACCTCAGAGAGAACCCGCCACGTCTCCTTGTCCACCCGCATCAATCGGCCCGCCAACTCCGGCGGGAATGCCAGATTCGCCTTGAACTGGGCCAGCTCCTCCGAATAATCCGCCGCTTCCTTCTGGGCCGGGTTGTCCATTTGCAGCTCCAAACATAGAGTTTTGACCAGCCTGAAGCGCCTGAGTCCGGGACGCGATCATCTTGCTGGTGTGTTGTTGAATATGCGACTCATGCCTGGAGCGAGCCTCCTCATCCCAGTTGTTAATCTCGCCGTTCTCGATAGGCCGGGTATGGATCGCCAGATGGATCCGGTCATTACCCACCACCTCGACGGGCTGGCCCTGACGCAACGCGACATTCTCGCCCTCGGCCAGCTGGGCGTCCTCAGCCTCAGGCAGGGGACCTTCCTTCTGGAGCAGGAACTCTCCGGGGTTTCGGATGTCGTGAGCGGCAAATGTCTCGCTCCAGTACCGGGTCTGGTCGATGACCTGCGGTGCCCGCATCACCCGATCCAGCAGGGATGCCAGCGATTCTCTGCGTGAGATCTGGTCCAGCGGGACCGTCGATCCGGGCTCGATGATCAGGTCGCACTGGCACAGGATCTCTTCGATATTGACGTGCCGCATCTCATAGCCTTTCGGGCCGGAAATGAAAATCTGTTTATCCCTCGGCATGTAGACCATGTTGTAGGCGTGGGCGGTATTGACCAGACGACGAAGCGGCCCCGCCTCAAAAGTAGCCAGCTTCAGGGCGAAGCGGGCGTTCGCTTCCCTCACGATAGTGGAGACTCCGGTCGCGGTGTCGGCCAGCCGCGACTTGGTCTTCACACCCACGATGAAGTCGCTAATCCCGTTCACAAACTGGAGTTCTTCCTTGGTGACAAGGATCTCCCGCTCACTGGACTGGCCGATGTCGGGGAAGTCCAGCACCCTGACCGCCTTGTCGACGTTGTCGGTGAGAATGACATTTCCGGGCGACATGAACAGGTTCGAGAAGTCTGTCTGGGAGAAGCGGTCGGCTAAAATAACCCGGTTCATCATCAGGGCGATGTTGTCCATCCGGGCGTTGGTCAGCGCATTGAGCTTCTCAGGCAGCCCCGCCATCTGATCGATCGTGCTCATGCCGATCGGCTCACTGACCGCAGGCATCAATGTGACGTTGAATATGGGCTTTTCCTGAAGGGGGTTCGGGTTGTCACCGCTGCGGGCAAGGTGCTGCCGGTTTAATACGGCGTGAACCTGTCCGTCTTCCAGTACCCAGAGACATTCGTGCTTGCCGTATCCGTGGACACCGAGGTTGCCCTGGAACTTGGCGAGTTCGTCGCGCTCGAATTTACCGGAACCTTCGTCTGAGAACCGCTGCCCTGAGAGGTTGTCTTCGAGGTAGTCGAGCGTGTCGGGATAGAAGACTCCGGCATCGACCCGAGCCCGGATGTCCTGAGCCGAATACCACTCCCGATATTCATACCAGTCCCCGTCCTCGAACTTCTCGACGCCGGGCTGATGGAAGCTGTCGAAGCAGTCGATCAGGCGGCACCAGAAGTCGTCGTAAGTGGTCTGGTTTTCCGCGACCACCTCTTCTTCTCCGGTTTCTTCGTCCACCCTCCGTGCGAACACCCTCTTTTCTTCCTGCCGCCAGAACCCCAGAAGCGGGCTGAATCCGTACAGGGAGTGCTGCCGCAGCCAGAGGATCTGGAGCTGGATAAAGCTCATGCGGTCGAAGGTATAAAACAGGAGATCCTGTATCGCATCGCCCTTAACGCGGGCTCCGGGATTCCTTGGAAACGCCTTGATGCGCGGTAGCCGGCCGGCGAGGCGGGGCATTTCACTTTCGACAATGGCCCACGGATACGGGACAAACAGGTTGGCGCGAGCGCGGAGTTTCTTGCCCAGTCGGTTCTTTAAGGGCTTCGCTATTGACCTGTACTTCCGGTAGCTGGCGATCATCCGTGGGTAATGGAGGCTCATTTCATCACGGGACTCACGAAACCGTTCCAGTGTTTGGGTGACAATGTCGTCCTTCTCAGACTGGGTGCGGTCATAGAGAGGCGTGAACGCGGGCGGGGCGAAGCCTGTTATCGGATCGGTCGGGTCCGAGCTGCGCTGGTATTCCTCTTCCTGCTGGAAGCCCGCCTCTTCGACGGGGACATGCGGGTCTACTTCAAAGATTTTCATCGGTGCCTCCTAGTAGCCAGTCCCCTCAAACTGTTCTTCAGCAAAGTCCGGCAGACCAATCTCGTCGCCGGTATTTTGCTCGATTGGCGGGGTCATGTCCATGACATACGCGAGAGCGTCGGCCAGATCTCGAAATTTTGTTGCCGGAAGATTCTTCAGCAATCGGATCAGATCCCGGCAGCGACGGTGGATCCGGATCTTGTTGAACTGGAATAAAATCTGTATTCGCTTAATGTGACGCTCCTTGGCTTCCGGGCCGCCCTGGGTGTCGGGAGCGAGGTCGCGGATCCCGAAATGGTAGTCCAGTTGCGTCATCCGAACACGGAGCGCGTAGGCCAGCGACTTCCGGGTATTCTGCTCCATCCCGAACATGCCCACCCGATCATATTGGGTTGAAATAAGTTTGTGCTGCCGGATGCAGAGATCGACGAATTCACCCGTATCGGCCTTCTTCTTGACCGCCTGATCGACCCACCACATCCCGGTGGCGTCCTGAGCCACGCTCACCACGGCAGTCGACGAGCTGCCTTTCTTCTTCGACTCGGCTGGATCCACCGCCAGATACCAGTTGCACTCACGATAATGCTCCCCTATCGGCCGGTCAAATTCTTCGGCAAACTGCTCGTCGTCGTAGAGGCAGGCTTCGATGCTTGACGGGTTGAACCATGAATTGATCGGATCGGTCGGGTTGTTCAGGTAATGGCAGGAAAACCCGTATGGCCCTTTGGCCCGAAGGGTGCGGGCCTCCTTCTCTGCGGTCCATATCTCCGGGTAGATGTACTCCCCATCTTCCTTCAGCTCCCGCACCGACACGTCGAAGTCGCAGGTACAGTTAGGGGCGTGGCTGAGAAACTGGCCGTCGTCTGTCTTGCAGTGGGGGTCGCAGAAGGTATCGATGATGTGCTGCCAGCAGTCGAGCGGGTTCCATCGGGTGCCGATACACCAGAGTTCGCCATGCTCTTTGTCGAGCAGGTCGACATAGGCTTCGAAACGCCTGATGGGCGACTCCAGCGATTCCGGCGTGGCAAACTCCCCTGAGTTATCCTCACACACCAGATCGTCAGCCACGATCCGGTCGAAGTGATTCCCCGCCTCGCTCACCCCGCAACCGGACGCGGTAAACGTAGCCTCCTTGATTGACGTATCGGTGCGGGTGAGCAGGTCGAGCTGGAAGGCGTTGTTGCGGTGCTGCCGGTTACTGGAGGTGGGCAGGAGGTTGCCGAAGCGGGCCTGAACCTGCGCGCTCGCCAGCTTACCCTTAATAGCGCCGAGGAACAGTGCGCTCTTATCCCGCACCCCGTGGTCGATCATGATCCGCATGTTGGGGTCTTTGACGGCGGATCGCAGGTCCTCACCGATCGTGATCGTGTGCGATTTTACGGTCTCTCTCGGCACCAGCATCAACTTCCACATCCACTTCTTGTCGGTAATGAAGTCGATCATTTCGTGTTGGAGTGCGCCCACGCGGCGCTGGTACTCGGGGGGCGTAATGACTTCGGTAAACCATGCGTGAGGATCGTTGAGAACCCGGTCACAGTCGGCAGCCACGCTATCGATTTCTCGCTTCCGCTTCCGGGCGGCACGCACGACATCGGCCTCAGGCACGCCTGTTGCCTGGGCGATCTCTTTGATCAGATCGTCAGCGTGCGTCGGCATCTAGGGTGGTGTGGTATTGCCGTGAACTCTGAGACTGACGTGGGGCCAGCTCCGTGCGGGCGCGGTGGTGGTGGCGACCTGAAGTAAGTACGTGCCGTTCTCGTCGAAGTCCCCTGCAACCGACTTCACCGAGAGCTGCCCGGTGGTCGCATCCACAACGGTCCGGCTGGACGTCATCGCCACGGTGCCGCCGTCGGGCCGGGTCAGGCTAAAGGTGAACTGCGAGGCGCTCCATCCGGCCAGACTTTCGCCCATAATCAGCGTAATCGTTCGGACGTCGCCTTGGTGAAACTTCCTCGGGTTTACTTCGATAGACATAAGAAGGGTTTAACGTGTTCTGGGGTTGGGGTCAAGGAAGATCGTTGACATTCTACGGAATTCAGGCTATCAAGTGTTCGTGTGTAACTCCTTGTGCGGGGGCCGACGCCCCAGTGATTCTCATGAATCGACGTTGGCCCCTGAGGATATACTCCAGTCTCCTTCCATCGTTGACCGATGATTAAGAGCGGCGCTCGCAGGTGTCGCTCTTTTTTACTGAGGACCCATGATTCACGTCAAGCAAGGCAAGCGCGGAGCCACCATCAAGGTCATCCACCCCCAGATACTACTCGGACTGATACAGGTTGACGCGGTATTTTCCGCCACGGGTGACACCTGTACGATCACGGGGTTTCAGCGACCACCCCGGCGTGGGAAACCCAGCCTGCACCCCGACGGGTGGGCCTTCGATCTCAGGGCCAACCACCTGACCCATGTCGCTCGCAAAATGATTAAAAAATCGCTCGAACTGGCCCTAGGTGAAACTTGGGACGTCATTCTGCACGGGAAAGGCCTCAATATACACTATCATTGCGAATATCAACCCAAGCCGGCCGACTTGCCGGCCCCTCGATAAGGAGAATCAAATGTCAGCGAAAAGCATATTTGTGAGCAAGACTTTCTGGTTTAATCTACTGAGTATCGCAGTGACAATTGGCGGCATTCTGCCCGACCAGCTGGCCGTTCCGATTGTTGCGGTTGCGAATATCGGGCTGCGGATAATTTCCGGTCAGCCTGTTAAATTCTGGGGCAGCGAGTAAGATCTGGGAGAAAATGAAACAGCCCTCATTTCGACAGTTGATCGCACATCCCGAACATCCGTTGTGGGATTTGCTCCAGTTTGTCGCGGTAATCTGCGGCTTGGTGCTGATTTTGCTTCTGACAGCATCGAGTTTTGATGAGACGGAGTTGAAGACGATCGGGGCGATGGTGATTGTGACGGTCCTTGTCCCGGCGCTAAAGAGGACACTGAGGAGATGAATCACCACACCACGCTGAATCATGCCGGTAGTGTTACTGATTGCCCTTACATGATTTGCCAATATGGAGACTCAATGCTGACTCTTCAACTCAATTACCCTGATGGACACTCTGAGATTGTCCATGTAAAGGAAGCGATCCGCATGGAGTTATGCGCCTATTGCGACGAACCGATGCAGGTTGAATTACCTCAAATTAAATATTATTGTAAAGATTCTCACCGTAACCGCGTTGGTTCCGGCCTTAAAAAGAACGCTTAAAAAATGATAACGGCGACGTGCTTGTTGATTGGATACGCCGCCGCGCTTATCTCTCTCTTTTTTCTGGCGATTGCTTCGTCGATCTTTTCGTTTTGCATTCTGGAGTGGAAGGCGAAAAGACAGCTGCGAAAACAGTGGAAGACAAACAAGGGGGCACCATGAATTTCGGGTCTATTATGAAGAAAATCGGTCAGGGAGCACTCATTGGCGGAAAAATGGTGCTCAACGCCAACCCAGCCACAGCCATGATCGGTCCTCTGGTCGATCTGGCGGAAAATAAGATCACCGGGCGCCATCAGGGCGAAGCGAAGATGGATTTCGTCCTCAAGGCGATTGAGCCTGCGCTTCGGGAGCTGGACAGCAACGATACCGTCGAATGGGGCGTCAAAGACTGGGACATGCTGATTATGGCCGTCAAAAGGTCCGTCACGCTGGTCGTGGAAGCCCGTAAAATTGAAGCCCTCGTCGATAAGGCGACCACATGGGGAGACGGCGAATAGCCCTGCCCCACAAAATAAGCAGCCCTAATGCCAAAAATGGCGCTGTATTACCCCTCAGTCCCGCATATTCACTATTCATTGAATACCTGCATTTTCAGCGACTTAATCGATTAATATTCATGAATACTCTTTAGAATCAACATTATTCATTTCTGAGTGCATATTCATCCCTGTCAAGGGGTTTCCTTCCCCGTAACCCACTGAAAACACTCGATTCAGGTAGAAATCGTATAAAAAGCCGGGATTTGCCTGTATGGTTCCCTTCCCCCCTCCACTCTGCCGAAGGCCAGATTCCCTCATGAGGGTGTTCCTCACCCGGTCTTCATACAACCTGTCCCAGGCATGAATCAGTATCCCAAAAAAAATACGTGTTTCAGGAGTGGTTGTGTCCCTACACCTGCCAAAAAGCGTTATGGGGGGTGGGGGTTACAGGATGCGCTCGTCCTGATCATGTGACGATTGAAACGGCTCACACAGTGAGCCAGTGATTTACAGCGATTGGTAACCATTCAACAAGGGAGACCACATCGGGCAGACATCCGCAGGCACAAAAAAACCCCGTCATCCGAAGACAACGGGGTTCGGTTGCTGTGAGGTTATGCTACGCGTTGAGCCTTCGCGTCAGTGCGTAGCGTCATGATGTGAGCGCCCATACCTAGCTTAACGCGCGCGTCGTCTTTACCTGCTAACGCTTTCGCGTGAGCCTTCTTGATACGCTCGAAGCTAACGTCACCAGCGCGACACATGCGCTTGATGTCTGACCATTCCACGTGGGTCTCTAGCAGGAGGTTCACGAATACCAACTCTATGTGCTGCAACTGCAGAAGGTCTTTCTTCAGAACGGTAGTCCTGTTGGAGACCTTCTTAGTTCCTGCTACAGCGAGCATGCGAGAGATCCGACGATATGTCGGATGCTTAACGTACGCTGTGCCTTTAAGCTTGCGCACGCTAGGTACATCGCTAGCACTATCGTCTTTGTCTCGCATCGTGCCAACAGTCTTATCGAACTGTCTGCAATAATCCGCGATCGTCGGAATGCCGCCAGCAGCTTCTATCATGTCTACGTCAAGCATGAAATTCTCAAAGTAGTCATGGCGAATTTCTTCGCGCTGCGCGCTGCGGTTTTTTTGAGCCGCTACAATCTTATCCGCAGTTTTGTTGATAGACCCAAGTGTGGGTCTAGAACTTTTAGCAGACAGAAAGCAGGGGTCCCAAGCTCCGAACGGTATGAACGATGTGTTAGAAGTTACTGTTGCCTTCTTTGCTATTTTCTTCTTCATTGTGTAAATCCTCATCTTTTTTGTTATGTCTGGTAACCGTTAATGGCTACCCAACACAGACAGAATAAACCACTGGTTATCATTTGTCAAACATTAAATATAGAATAATTTCCCACACTCCCACACACCAATAACGAGTGTTACCAGTTCTGGTAACAGAAGCCAATGCCGGCCCCAAACGCAGCTGAACACTCCCACACACCCAGCCGTGCGCCTGGACACGCCCACACGCCCACACGCCCGCGTGTATGCGCTGACCTGCGCTGACCGGCGGTAAAACCACACCAAATACCCCCTGAAAATAGTCGTACTCAAACGAAAATAGTCGTACTCATCCCTTGTTTAAAAAGTGAGATATGATACAATTGTAGTTGCGGTGGGGTGAGCATTGTTTCAGCCTGTCGCAACCCCCGATACACCCGTTACCCGTTCTGGTAATGGGCATTACCGGAACTCACAATTCAACAGGAGGATTGACGATGAACACATGGATCGATGTTGCCTGCAAGCATTGTGACTCCAAGGTGAGTGTGATCGAGCAGCTCTACTGGCTGATCGGTTACGCCACCTGTCAGGAGTGCGATAACACAACGAAGTACCTCAGAGAAGGCCTCTCATGGGATACCGAGTAGGCCGCCCCCGCAAGGCGCGGGTCCATATTCTTAAGATGCCCACTGTCGCTCACGATAGGACAGCGGAACAGCAGTTTGCGAAGGCCGCTCCGATGGTCAATCGTAAGACCGGCCTCGACCGTGGATACCGCAAGGTGTACTGCGGCAACGGTATCTGGAAGAGAGTGGGGTGGAAGCCCCCGCTGGCCTCGAAGCCACCGCCCAACACACTGACAGGCTGCGTCCCATTGTCGGCGCAGTCCGACGTATTCAAATCCAATCACTCCTATGACAAACCACGGGGACCGCTGGTGCCCCGGTCATGGCGAAGGGGAAGTAAATGAAGGAGATTTTCTGATGGACATAGTAATCAACGTGAACCCAGCCGCGGCTGACTTTCACCTGTCGGAGGAAGCGAGCGATCTCTTGTGGGACCGCCGACCTCTTTATCCTGCCGACCTGTCGGCGTGGCCTTCGTACTGTGGGGACGCCTACGAGCTTGCGGAGGACTTCGCGGAGCGTACGGAATGGAGGGATCACCCAGATCTGGTCAATGTCGTGCGCGAGCTGGGCACCGAGGCCGGATCTATGGGGTCGATTCTGAGGGTGGTCACGATCCCCGATGACGTGGACTGGGTGCTGGTTGTGAATTCAAAAACCGGCTGGGAACACATCGCTGAAAAACACAGAACCTGGAGGTATAGCGTCCGCGACTGTCATCGATTCGTTCCATTACCAGAACTGGTAACAGACCGCTCCCGTGTTGGACACAAGCGACGAGCTAATCCAGCGGGGCTGACCCTTGTAAAGGAGGACACGCAATGAAGGAAATGACAGAGGAAGAACGCGGCACCGTTGCCGTGCGGTTCCACCTCACCAATGAAATCGAGCAGCCGACAAGAACCCTGCTAGCCCGTGGCATGGAAGACTTCACGTCCACGTTCGCAGAGTTCACGCCGTGCTGTACCCCTGAATACGAAATCATCTCTCCGGGATCGGGCCGCTGGCATGGAGAGATCGTTCTCGCTAGGAAGATGATTGAGGATGCCCGCAAGACCAGAGCGCCGATGAACACGGCATGGAAGGTCCGGGAGCGCAATCGCATGTCTGGAGATGACCCGGAACTCCAGTACGATGAGATCCCCGACATCGGGGTCTACTTCAACCCGGACCACTATGTCCACATGGCAATCGGAAACAAAGACCCCAGCGCGATTGCCTTTACCGACACCGAGGACAAGGGGCGGCGCGATATTCAGACCGTGATGCGGCTCGGACGCTATCTGGAGCGTCATCATCCCGATATGACCCCGGGCATGATCGAAAGCCGCGTCACCCAGCTTGTAGCCCACCAAAGCCCGGCCGACATGAGGCTTTTATTAACGAGCGACCGCGAAATGATCACCGAGGTATTCGAAACCAGAATGTTCCCTAGCGATAGCGACACGGCAAGCTGTATGTACCGCCACTTTAACGGGTGGCCCGAGAACGCCCGGCCCTACCATGTCTACTCAGACTCAGACAACCTGCGTGTGGCTTACGCCGTCCCCGCCGACATGATGCTCCAGCTCACCAAAGACCCTAAAGCTCGCCATCGACAGGTCGGATTGGACCCTGACCAGACGGTCGCCGGCGCCGTGGTAGCCAGCGGGGCTTCGTCGTTGATACGCGGGAATGTGCTGGCCCGGTCTGTCGTGAACATCGAGACCATGAAATACGTGAGGATATACTCGGCCGGCGCCGGTGATGACATGCGAGGCCGCCGGACCCTTGTCACCCACTTCGCGAACGCTCTCGAACAAGCAGGCTACAAGGAAGGACACCTTGAAGGGGGCAAGCTTACCAAAATCTATTGTCGCCGATACTCAGTTAAAGACGACCGGCTTCTCGCGCCATACGTGGATGGCGCCGTAGCCGGGGTCAACTCCAAATGGGTCCTGACGGGAAATGACTACATCCACTACCTCAACACCACCCACGGCTACCTCGATGAGGATGGTGAAGAACTGCCATCCTACTATTGCATTGACTGTGAATGGAGCACGACCGACGAGGATGACCTGCAGTGGGTGGATTGCAGGGACGGGGGGGTGTGTGAAACCTGCAGGGACAACTACGTCTTCGCTAGCCTTTGCATGTCTGGACAGGACCTCATCCCCCGAGACAATGCCTTTGAAGCCTGCGACTTGGTGTGGTACGAGAAGGGCCACGAGCTGATTCAAGAGGTCGATGGCGAGTGGCACGTCGAAGGATGCAGGCACGTAGATGAGTGCGGTTGCTGCGGTGAGAGGAGTACCGAAGATCACTTTGAAACCGTTGAAGCCTGCCCTGACTGCGTTCAATGAATGCCGAAACTAAACAACAAGGAGAACCCGCGATGAGACGATCCAACACTAAATTGATGCACGAAATTCTCAGTTACAAGAGACCCGCCGGGTCCAACACCGAGTATGAGGTCATCGCCCGGTTTATCGATGCCGTCCCCGGAATGAAGCGGGATGGCTTCGGGAACCGCTTCATCCGAATCGGTGACACCACCACCATGATCTCGTGCCATACCGACACGGTCCATGCGAAGCCCGGCCGCCAGAGCTTCACCTTCAACAAGGGGATCTACGCCCTCAACCTGCCCCGACCCGCGCCCGTTAAGAAAAGAAAGAAGTATGCGTTTCAGGAATCTTGGTGGAAAACCCGGACCACTATGCCCACACCGTCGCACGACCGGATATACGGGGAGTGCCTCGGCGCTGACGACGGGGCCGGCATGTTCATCGCACTCAATATGATAGCGGCGGGGCGGCCGGGGCTATACGTCTTCCACCGGGCTGAAGAAAAGGGAGGCAAGGGATCGAGCTTCCTCACCGCCAACCATCCAGACCTGACCGACGGCATCCTCCGGTGCATCGCCTTCGACCGCAGGGGCCAGCGCGACATCATCACCCACCAAGCGTATGGACGCTGCGCCTCCGACGAGTTCGCCGAATCCCTCGCCGGGTTGCTAGAGATGGGGCACAGTCCCGACCCAACCGGATCGTTCACCGACTCCGCCAACTACACCGACCTGATCGGGGAGTGTACCAACGTGAGCGTGGGGTATGAGAATGAACACACCGACTCCGAGACCCTGGACAGCACCTACCTCACGGCACTGACAGACACTCTGTGCCATGTGGATCTGGAGTCGTTGCCCACAGTCCGTAAGCCCGGGGAAGAAGAGTGGGAAGCGCTCAGCTTTTACGCGGATTCGGTAGCTGGGATGAATCCGGCAACGCCTGCCCATGAGACGACGCTGGAGTTTCTCCACCATAGCCCGAACTATGGCATCTACGACGACAAAACCACCCGGGAATTGGTCGAGGAAGTGATGAGTCTGGAATCCAGAATAGCGCAGGCCGAGTACGAATCTAATGAGGATATAGCTGACGACCTTCTTATGGATGTGATCGACATCGAAGGCGAGATCGAATGGCGGGAGAAAGCACTGGAACGGCTGCGCGGCGATGGATTCGACGATGAACCCACGGACAGGGACTACCTGCTCCGTACAACCGAGTAAGGAGTACACAGTGAAAATTCCGATTGATAAGCGGCGGCCCTGCGTAAGGGTCCGCTACAAACAACGTGACCTGATCGCACGCACAACCGATCACGATGGCCGAATCGCCCGGGTATGGGTGGGCAACGTCTGTTACGTGCTCACCCCGTGGTCGAAGGTGGAAGCCGCCATCACAACCCGACAACCACTGGAGGTTGCATGAGGATATATCTATGCCGAACCCTAAAGAAACACCATGACTTTTGGTGGCGGTTCACCGTGGTGTCCGCTACCAGTGACAGAAAGGCCAGACGCACCTTGCGTGAACGCCTCAACATAACCCGACTCCCCAGAGGTACCCGCCTTTGGAGGATTCGATAACT